TAGGTCTGCGTCAATTAAGCCATTTATTTCTAGTATTACTTTTCCTGTATATTTGTTTTTGATTTTCATCTTTTGTCTCCCGTTGTTAGTTATTCCAATATTACACGACCTATTTCATATAGCATTGGCAGAATGTATCAAAAGTATTGGCTAAAACTACCAGACAGCTCAGGGTCGCCGTATTTTTTGATTGCTTCGTCGTACTTCTTGCGCTTAAACAATTTCCACATCTCGCGCAGTGTGCCTTGATTTATTGCGTGGGTCGTATGATTAGCAAGCCACTGGGCCGACTCCTCTCTTTTGCTACTCAGAAAATAAAGCCGCTCACCGTTATACTCACGGTAAACCTGAAACCTAAGCGCGCCTCCCGACTCTCGCACTTGATAACCTCTAGCCGAACCCCTTGCCTTGACTCGGTTTTGCGTTCTGCGCTCAACCATTTCGAAAGCTTCTAAGTTGTTGATAGCCTTAATTTTTTCTTTCTCATACGCGCTAAGCTTTAGGCCAGCGCTAAGCTTTACTGTTGGCTTCATGCCGTGGTAAATCGGTGTCATTTTGCCTTCTCCATTGCAATGGCTACTAATACTTCGCAGATTGCGCGGAGAGGGGTTTCTCTAGTCGCACTAAACCTTGCGTTCTGCTCGTATGCCCTGAATTTGTTTGAATCGCTAAACGTCACATGGATGTTCACTCCATTGTTAAAAGCTAGCGGCATTGTTTGATTGTAATCGTCTATATAGTCAAGAGACCTAAAGTCTTGTGTAACCTCTACACAAAAGTCCATTCCAGCCGCATACCTTATTGTCCCTTTGTGGTAACACCAAATCATAGCCCTATTAAGCTCTATATCTGTCATTTCGTGTGGTTGTTTCATACTTACCCCCTATTTAAGTTTAAGTTATCGAATCGCGAGTATTTAAGGTTTGAGGCTACACGGATAACACCCGTCTCGCCCTGCCTGTTCTTTCTCACCAAAAGCTCAGCAATACCCGCATCCGGCGAATCCTCGTTGTAAATCTCATCTCGGTAAATGAAAATAATCACATCGGCATCTTGTTCTATTTCGCCTGATTCCCGTAAGTCTGACATGATTGGGCGCTTGTCATTACGCTGCTCAAGGCCGCGGTTTAACTGGCTCAATAGCAATATTGGGCGGTCAATGCTTTTCGCTAATAGCTTTAGCTCTCTGGTTATCTCACCAATACCGGTAACACGGTTGTCACCTTTAATCCTAATTAATTGAAGGTAATCAATGACATAAAAGCTTTTTTCGGTTTTTGCTGCGTGAGTACGGATAGCGTTTTTCAGATAATCAACGGTATAGCCTGCACCATCGTCAATGATCAATGGTTTGTCTTTTAGCATGGTAAAACCAGCGGTTAGCTTGGGCCAATCTTCATCCTGCATGTCTTTTTGTGATTTAGTATTCAGTGAGGCGCAAGCGCATACCTGGCGATACGCCAACTCATGATCTGGCATTTCCATCGTGAAGAATATCGTTGGGATGTCTTTGAATATTGCTTCATTCACAAAGTTTAAAGCTAACGCGGTCTTACCCATGCTAGGACGCGCACCAAGGATGTATAGGCCACCATTAGCAAAACCGTCTATCTGTCGATCTAGGTCAATCAACCCCGTCCTAATCCAGTCCTCGCCTTCGCCTGAGAATATGCGCTCGGTACGTTCGATAACCGATGTTAAAGCATCGTTAATGTGGCGCTGGCTGTTTGTTTCGCTGTTATTTATCTCTGTCAGTTGTTTTAATGCCTCGTCTACGGCCTGAGCGCCGTTGTCCGCCGTTTCAGCTATATTTGCGAGTGTTGATACCAGTCTACGCTTATGAGCATCTAGGACGCGCTCTGCGTAGCTCTCAGCATTTATCGCACTAGGGCAAGACTCATAGCATTCAGAAATTAGGTTTAGTACGTTTGGGCCAGTGTGATATTTGTCGCGACTTACTTCATCACTAACGCTCAAAACGTCAGTGCTTTCACCTTTGTCGTGCAAAGAACAGATAGCACGGTAAATCTCGCTACAATCGGTATTCATAAATTGAGACGGGTTTAGCTTAACCTTGACTGACTCAATTGCCGAACTGTCAACCAATAGCGCCCCAATCAGTGGTTTTTCAAAATTCATAGTTCAGCCTTTAATTTTTTTAGTACTTCCAAGCCTTCCGTTTTATCTTGCGGCTTCTTCTCGATTCTGGATTGCTCTAACTGCTGGCGAATCTCATCTTGTCGCTTGTCATGCGCTTGGTACGATTCAATCCACGCGATCAAGTGAGCAGGCTTTGGCATGAAGCGCCCTTGCTCTTTGTCTGCAATGTGGTCGCTTAGCGCCCGCTGAAGGTGTTCAGGTTTAGCAAAACTCAGCGTATTCCAGTACATCATCACCAATTCTTTGGTTATCTGTTTGTCGTACATCGTGGCAATTGAAGCCATTACCGACTTGAATGATCGCTCTTTATCCATGGTCAATCCGCCCCCTGCTGGGTGCTCTGGTTTTGCTGGTTAGCTGGAACCTGCTGCTGGGCATCGTTCCAGTATCCCTCGAATTTGGTTTTGTTGAACAATGTTGACGGTCTTAGATACATTTGCATATCAGTTCCCATCCATTGCTTCGCCTTGTACTCAATAACCATTTTTAAATCATCGACCGTGTATTTCTTTAGTCTTGCCTCGACTTCTTTACTAGTGCTGAAATTACGACCGCAAACTGTGTTTAGGTGGTCAAGCACAATTGTTACATTGGTATCATCTTGTTTACTTTTATATGTTTTAGTCTTATCTGTTTTACTCTGTTCTAGGGGGACTTTCTCGGATTTTGTCGGAGTTTGTCGGACATAAGCATTTATGCGGCTTTCAGGCGGATTATTGCGAACAAGCTTTGCTGTGTAGTCATCGCTAACTTTTGCCAGCTTTAGGCATGTTATTACATTAGAATTGTTCTCAAAAAGCCCTAACTCAACAAACTTTGTCATCATCTCTTGGACTTTCTGGCTTGTTGAGCCTGTGTTTCGAGCTATTATTCTGCAATCATGCTCAAGCTCGAATGTTAAGTTTTCAGGCTCCACATCCTTCGCTATAAGCTCTAAACAATACCAGTAAAGGCCGTAACCCTCTAAACCGTAATCGAGTAAAACCTCCTGAAGCTTTGCATCCATGTTTGCAGTTGATTGATGTTTAAACCACTTGATAAGTCAACTCCTCTAGGGTCTTTGAACCCTTGCTTCTATTGCATTTTACACAAGCCATTTTGCAGTTTGATCTTTTATGCTTTCCGCCTTTTGCAATTGGATGTACGTGATCCATCTCCATTTCTTTAAATGTGAATTTACCATTGCATAAATAACAAACCCCATCCTGTGACTGGTAGACCTCTAATGGGTCAACATTCTCCACATAAGCAGCTTTTTCCATCGCGTAGCGCTTTTGTGCTTGCCGCCTATACATGGCAATACCCTTATCTGTTTTTAAGTACTCTTTCCTTTTTTCCTTGTATTTATCCTTGTTTGCTGCCATGTGATCCCTTTGTTTCTTTCGCTTCTTCTCTATTCGATCAGGATGCGACCAATATTCAGCCTCATATTTTCTTCTCCTGTCTTTATCGATATATAGCAATTCACACTTTTTGCATCTAGGTTTCTTCCCAGAAGATTTGCTATTGTCATTATAAAAATTATCCAATGAAAGATTTTTTCTACACTTAATGCATTCCATATTATCACCCATGCTTTGTGCTAGACCATTTCACACTAAATTAAAAACAAAGTGGTGTAAATACATTTAAACCATTTCATTTTTTGCTTTCCTTTTTTAGCGCCGCAATAATCAGCTCGGCGACAATATCTTGTTTCTTTGGTACTAGGTGCGGGGTCTTTTCCTTGCGCAGCATTACCAGTTCATCTAGAGCATTGTTGGTTACTTCTAATAACTTTACTTGCTTTGTCATCTTTATTCTCCTTGTGGGTAGGGTTCCATCCTATCACTTGGAATTATTAAAAGTAAACCTAAATAAATAAATATTTAACTTGTAAGTTTCGCAATTAGTGTCTATATTGAATCCATACACAGAGAAAAGGGGCTAGGCATGAGCTGGGTAATAGTAGAAAAGGCAACGCTAGAAGGTATCTTAGAGACGTTTAACGAAATGACTGCAAGGCAGATCAATACGGAAAAATACCAAGCTGTGCCGATTATGCTTTACCTTGGCTCGCTGAACCTTCATGCAGAACAAGAAAAACGCGAATACATGCAAATAATGGAGTGATAACAATGTCGTCAGATAGCTTTAAAAAACTAATAAAGCATTATGCTAATGGTAGTGAAATCTGTAATTGCGGGGAAGCCTATTATACTAATTGCGGCAAAGGGTCTGTTGGCGGTCAAGACAGAGATGACCTACCAACTTGCAAGCATGGATGCAGCTCAAACATAATTACAGCAAAGAATTATATAGCTGAAATGGTTCTAAGCGAGTTTGATCCATTACAGGAGCAACAATAATGATCTTATTCAACATAGACGCAGAAGCCACCGCAAGCATACAAGACAGGAAAAAATCAAAGCCTAATGTGATATAATGCCCTTGGCTTCACAGCGCGCCGTAAGTAGCTGTTGGTTAAGGTTTGGGAGTCCCCGAACGACCTAGCCCCGCCAAGCCTCTGGTCATATCCGTGGCGCCACGAAAATGATCAAGCTCAAATTGATGCGGGTAATTACTGCCACCATCGGGCGGCGCTCGGCGGTGACGATGGATAACCCGCCAACCAAAAAAAAAGGCCGCATATAGCGACCTGTGATTATTTACTGGTTAGCTTTAGTAGTGACTCTGTGTAATATGAGCCAGCCACTGAAACAGTAACTTGTATATCAACCGGCACCTCAACCGCTTCACCCGTATGGATGTTGTACATGGTCTTGGTTAGTGGGGTGGGGCGGTATTTATAACAACCATCGTTAGACAAATTTTTAAGTATCGATAGCAACCCTGCCTCAGATATCTTCCAATTGTTATCGTCAAGATTAAATTCAAGACCATAATCTACTGGTGCGCCATACTCATCCAAATAATCCGCAATATATCTATAAAACTCTGGCATATTAGAGCCGTCGAAGATTTTGCCTTGGTGTTTTTGTAGGTTGCTCATCATAGTTCTCCGAATAGTTGAGTTTCGTCTCTGTCGCTTCCTGCCACTACATTTGCAAAACAACTCACACTACCATCAGGGTTGAATGACGTCACATAAAGCGTGTGACCTAGCTCGTCGTAGTTTCTATCGGTATGTGTAAACGCGCAAATACCGCATTTTGAAATTGGTTTAATGCCTTTAAACATGTTAACTCCTCTCATTAGCTCACCTTAATTATAGCCATAGAAGCCTATTTGCAATTGGCCAAATATTCCAAATTTAATGATTATTTTGGTAGTTTTTGCCAATGCGGTTTTGTGCTGGGCGTGTATTATTGGTTTTAAATGATAGCGAGGTTTTATGAATAAATACGAGCGAGATATATATAAAAGTGGTCACAGTGCCGCAAAAAACGGAAAGCCAAAAGCGGCATGTCAGCTAAAAAACTGGACTGAATTGCGCCAACGCCATTGGTGGCTAGCAGGCTGGCACGATTGGCATATTGAGAATGATACCGGAATTAGGAGTTGATATGAGCACAAAAAGCACAATATTCCTCACACCTTGCTGCCATATTTATAGGGATGTGGAGTACACAGAGGCAGGAGAAATAGAAAAGCTTTGCATTGATGTTAGCTATTTAACAGTAGGTGATTATTATTCCATCGAAGTTTTATGGAAATCTGATTTTGCTGAGATGATAAGGTTTTTATTTGATACGATTGACCACGATGAGCTTGATAGAGTGTGTAGAGATTATTGGGCTAAAAACCTAAAATAATCCTAGATGGCGAAAATACAGAGTAATTGCTATAATCAACCCAAGGCCGTGAGAAAGCCGAACATAAAGCATAAAACGGGCAGTGTATTAAATCAGAGGCTTGCTTTGGCCAATTTCTCACCTGATTTAGTGCACTGCCTTTTTTATTGGAGCCAACCAATGAACAACCTAACCATAGTAAATGGGCTAATTGATAGTCGCGACTTTCTGAATGTTATTAATAAACTACGTGAAGAAGCGGGCGAAAAAAGCCTACGTTCAAATGTTTTCAATGATCGAATAGCGGATGAGCTGGAAGGCGAGCACTACAAAACTTTTGTAGTTCGAAATTCAAACAATACTGAAACCACTGTTTCTCAGCTCGACCAAGACCAAGCCTTGCAAGTTGGCATGCGCGAATCAAAATCGGTTCGTAAAAAGATACGAGAGCTATTAAAAAGTAAGCAGAATCAGCCACCAGCAATTCCGCAAACCTACGCCGAAGCCCTTCAGTTAGCCGCTGATCAAGCCAAACAGCTAGAAGAAGCCAAGCCCAAACTTGAGTATCACGACAAAGTACTTGCAACTGAGAATGGAATCACGACTACGGAAATAGCCAGCGAGCTAGGCATGACAGCTAATAAGCTCAATAAGCTACTGGAAGCCATGAAGGTTCAGCGCAAGATAGGTCGCCGATGGGTGCTTACCGCGGCTAATATCGGTAAAGGCTACGATGTCGAGACTACGCATATAGATGATGGCGGCGTATCGCGCCATGCTATGAAGTGGTCTGAGAAGGGACGTAAATTTATTCATGAGCTAATCGACCAATAAAAATGATACTTCTTGCCAATGATTTATAGGTATTGGCTGGTATTGTTAGGGTTAAATATTTGGAGGTGATTATGAATAAAACAGCATGGACAGACCACTTAGATGGGTTGGCGAAATTAGAGGATAATATCGGGAAGCGCGTTGCTTTTGAAACATCCTCAGAAATAATCCAGAAGCTTGAACAAGAGCTAGCCGACCTGAAATACACAGGCGACAGTAGCAAGCCTTGCCCTGACGGAGTTTGTGAGTTCAACGCATACAATAAGCATGTAACCGCTTTGCGCAAAGAAAATGCAGATTTAATGAAAGAGTTATCGGAACTAAAATCCAGCCTACCAAAGTTGCGGGCGGAGGCAGTTCGTGGAGCTATCGAAGACTACAAGAATGAGTATGTTGGTCAAGGTATTGAGGCGTTGCTTGGGTCATACGCTGACAAACTGGAGGCAGGTTATGAGTGAAAAAATAAAAACCCCAACAATAGGGATGAAAGTTACACGCTTCTTTTACGGTGAGCGCTTTGTTTTTACATACAGAGGCCAAGGCGAATGGGAATGCGATAAGAACCCATACCCTACGGATATTTTCGATTTTATTTAGTGGAGAATGAAGAATGACACAACGCAAGACAATCACAGTACGCTCTAAGCGTTTAAGCGATAAATTCAACGCAGCGCACAGCAATCGTGAAGAATACACCGTGACGGGTTATAAGGAGCTAGACGGGCACATATACGCGCTATCACTGGCAGGTTATACGCTTTATCAGGATTCGCCGTATTTTGAAGAGCTGGCCAAGGTGTATACGGCAATGGATACGGGTGAAAAGGCTGAGGTCAAGCAAGAAGGCATGACTGAAGAAGTTAAGCGTCAGGTGCTTGAAGGTGTATTCCATTCCCGTCACATGTCGTCTAGCGTAGACGAAGATGCAAAAGAGCTATTAGCGGCTGAGTTTGCGGCTAATTTCGATAATCGTTTTAATGAGATTTTTGGGCAGTAAAATGATCACAGCAAGAAAGGATGCGGCCACTGGTGGCAAGCTTGTATTTTACAAAAGAGGACGGACTATGCCATTCGAAAAAGCAGCCGATGAATTATACAAGAAATCAGAGCAGTTAATTCAAGCTAATGCGCGTGTATGTGCCGATAATGACAAATTACGTCAAGAAAACGCACGATTGCACGCAAAGTATGAGTCGGTTGCTGAAAACCTTGAAGAGTGCCAGACCGAGCTAACCCGTGTTTATGAAGCAATCAAGAAGCTAAAGCAGCACACAGAGCAGGGCGTAGGTCTTATGTCTCACCTATTAAAACTCTAATCCTGAATCCCGCGAATATAACGCTTATCAATATTGCATTGCTTTAGTTCATAAATGCTCTGTTGGTAAGCGTTAACCAATGATTTTCCTGTGTACTTACCATCAATCTTTTCTATTTCCGGCAATGCGTGAAGTTTTAGCCGTTGGGCAGGGATACTCTTTACAACGTATTCGGTTTTAATTATCGGGCTGCAAGGCGCTAACCAATTCATCAGGAATTTCGCAGCTATAAAAATCAGCGCTAATACCATTAAGCCTTTCCAGCTCACTAAGCTGATCTGAGTTCGACTTTGCAAGCTCTCGTATTGCGTTTTCAGTTTTTGCGTTAAGTTGCTCATTTTTATCTAGCTCTTGGTAGCACTGATCGATTAGCTTTGACTGGTCTATTACGATTTGGCTTATATTGTCGGAGGTTTCGCGTTCTTCTCCCAGCTCGTATCCGGCCCACACATTAAACCCAATTGAAACAAGAAAAAGCAATTCTAAGCCAGTCATTTTTTAAGCCCTATATCCTGCCAAGTTGCGCCGAATATATACGATGCGATAACGCCGCCACCGATCATAAATGCATAACTCACTATTGTTTCGTTAATACGTGTATCTTCACCAGCCAGCAAAATATAAAGAATAATACCAGCACAAAAAATAAGAGTCGCAAACAAAACCCGCCTGCGATTCTCCCACTTCGGCAGATACTCACCATCTGGCGTATGATTCTCTTGTGTCGGCATGAACAAAACCCTCGTATAAACCTAAACCCATGGTATCAGGCCAGTGCTCATCAAACCAATCGTAGATGTCTTTAGGCGGTACTACTTCGCCATTGGCGGTCATTGCTATGTCCATGGCGTTACAGCGTGGGTGCTGGCTTCCGTCTGAGCTACCTACCTCACGATTATATTTATAGCATCGAGCGGCGCTTGTGATGTAAAGAACAACCCTGTCAATGCCGTATTTTGTGGCGAAGTAGTCGCAGCAATCTTGAACGCGCTGAATTATCGGCTCATGCGGTTGTATGGTTACTTCGCATGAGCCGCATTTGCAGTCTAGTTCGTGTTGGCTTATGTTTTTAAACATCAAGCAACTTTCCTCCTTAGTGCCTCTAGCATGATGTTTTGCCACTCATCGTAACGAACTTGCCAGACATCACCAAGAATAATACCACCCTTGTTTAACTCTACAGGGTTTCCGCTCTTATCTTTGAAAACAGTGTGGCATAGCGCGGAAATTTTATGTGTATCAATTACATTGGATAAATTATTAATAAATTCTTGATCAATAACGACACCAAAATGAATCTTATCTTCTTCTTCTTCGTGTAATTTGTATGATTTAATCTCTACAGATAGTGCAAAATCAAGCAAGCTTTGATCTATTGATTTAATATCAAACTTTAATCTTGAATCTGAAGTCACTGTTGGACTATTTTGAATATAAAGATTGCGCCAAGATGTAACACCCGACTCACCTAAATCCGAAGTATTTGTGTTTACAGCGTTGAAGTGGTTTGCATCCCATTGGTAATAGTCGGAATAAGATGAGCCGCCATCTGTTGATATTGCAAGCCTAAGGTCATTTGAATCACTATAAAGCTCCCAAATCCATGCCGACGTTGTTAGGTCTTTCAACTTTAAAGATGGTGCGAAGCTCGCAATATTAAGGCCGCCACTTCTATCCGACTTATCATCAAGTACAGATGCGCCACCGCCAATTACTCGCTCATCCTGTAGCCTATTCCAGTTCAAATTAGCATTTATCGCCTTACCGTGGTAAGTGCCGTTCTTATCAACATTCCTTATAGTCAAATCAAAACTATCATAAGTCCCTATCGTGGATGGGACTATATTTGTAGAAGTGGATGAATCTAAATCCAGAACAAATACGTTATCAACCGGGTTGGAGTCGCCTTCGGTTTCAGGTAGTGCAGGGTTGTATGAGTAGGCATACTCCACTGTATTCTCGCACTCACCATGCAATCTAATATCAAACCGAAGCTTCCGTGACCCATACTTGAACACTGGCAGTGCATCGACCTCTGCCCATGTGTTTATGTTGACAATATCAGAAACATCACCGAAAACGTCAACATTATCTAGAATCACATTTGCAGATTCCCCCATGAAAACCGAACCAACCCCAGTATAGGTTGAATCATTAAAAATTTTCACGTTTGAGATTTTTGCATTACACCCGCGATTACTATTTATAATCCCATGTTCGCGCGAATATGTTACTGATTTACCTATGTTATAGCCTGTTATATTGCTAACCAGCGCGCCAGCCACGTCACCGCCGTGTGGAAACCCAGGACTATTCCCTGCTAGTTGGATCAAGCTTTCGCAATTAGATGCTATAATTCCATCTATTACTATATTTTTCTCGGGCGAATCATCGCTACCACCAATATTAATGGCTTGATACGAATCCTCTATAGTAACCCCGCTAATATAAATATTGCTTGGTTGTGATAAAGCCCCCGAGCCTGCTTCGATGTTTAACGCCCTTCCTCCGCCATAACCTCCTTTTTCATGAGCGCAGTTCTTTATTGTGCCTCCAATTACTTGGACATTATGGGTGCCATCCCTGAATATAATCCCATTTGACGCTGGAACATTATTCATATCCAATTGTGGGTTTATGATCACAGAATTGGACGTGCTAAACCCGTTAAGCACGTTAGACATGGTAAGTCCGGCTTCGTATTGTGCAACAGGATTGACAACCTTAATCCACCCGTCAAATTTAACGATTTTATTTGAAGGGATAGGCAGCCAGCCCGACATTTCAAACGTCCCATAAGAGATAAGAACAGGATATTCAGAAAGCATTATTTGCTCTAGTGACTTATAGTAATCTGTCCCTGCACCACTAAGCGCACCGGCCATTTCCGGCGTAATGATCTTAACATCAGGGCGAACATACACCCCATTACCAACACCATCAGCCGTGAACCAATCATCAACCTGCGTTGCGTTAGTCCAGTCGGTAGGGAAGGCTTTATCAGGGTCGAACACATCCACACCAGTATGATCTGATTTCGCACGATTAGCGTCATAAACAAGATTTCCACCACCTACGTCACTATCAGGTTGATAGCCGATGACGAAAATCCACGCTTGATCGTTGCGCTCTACGCTGCCTAGGTCGGCTATTGAATTGATGTTTCGGTCGCTGTTTCTTGGTACATCTCCGCCAGCGGTTCCACCTAAATCACTGTTCAATGGAATATTTTCAGGGTCCCACGTTTGGCTAAATCCCGTCCCAGCATCCTCTGCTATTACTCGGTATTCGCCCGGCTCTGCGTAGAACTGAACAAATCCTTTTGTGGTGCCGTCAAACACACCATCTGTACCAAGTGGCGTTGTTCCGTTGCGGTCGCTAAACAAATCAGCAGCCGCGCCTGTGGATTCTACCACTACAGTGATTACAGGCGACGCAATAACATCACCATTATCATTTACGATTGTTCTTTGAAATACTGGTAGTGCCATGTTGTCACCTAAAATATTAATTTATGTTATTGTATCACTATGAATATTCAGAGGGTAATATTATGCAGCGATACATGATTTCTAAAAAAACATTGATAGATTGCGGCTCATGCCAAGACGGAATCATTGCTTTTAAAGCCCGCTTTGGTGATAAAACCGTAACCCTTCAAGAAGCATTTAATAAAATGCCTAAAACCGATGTTATTTGGTTTGCTCTTCATGCCATTCATAAAGGATTTGGGCCTGAAGAAATCCTTTCTATTATGCCAGTTCGATACAGACCAACTCACAAAGGCCCAGCAATAAAATGGCTAAACAAGAACTACCAAAAATTCATATCACAGTGTAATAAGCTATGGGACAATGCTTCCTAGTGTTGTCCCATTATCTGTATATGTGACGGTATTTCCGTTTTTATCTACGGCAAATCCAGCCGAACCACCAGAGCCGCCAAAGCCATAATCATAAGCACTATCATCTGGGCCTGTACCATCTGTACCACTTTGACCGTTTTGACCAAATGAACCAGCCGACCCGCCTCTACCGCTTTGTATATTTCCAGCTTGCGCGCCATTACCTCGAACACCCTCGCCGCCTCTAGAACCTGCTGTACCATCGGTTCCTGATCCTGTAATAGCAGTATCTGCTGGCCCCGGTATTTCGCCAGATATAGTCCCTTGGAAAAACTCACCAGACAAACCAGCGCCACCGCCTATATTGCCCTGAGCGCCAGCACCACCGCCGCCAGTCGCCTGTTTAATTTCAAAGTTATCTGATTCGTTATGTGTAGCGCCACCGCCGCCACCACCGCCGCCGCCGCCGCCAGCAACAAAACCATCATTAGTGAAAGAGCAGTTATAAAGAAAACTGACACCTAAGCCGCCATCTTCACCATCAGCCCCATCGCTGCCTATTGGGTTTTTACTGCTAGCTACAGAATCGCCACCATCGCCGCCCTTACCACCTGCACCTTCTATACGACCGCGGTTAACAATATTAATCGTTACACCACTAGGCCATCCGCTGCCCGTGGTGAATGCTGGTTGTGATGTTGAGGCACTACCAATGACCGCACCTGTATTGATGGTTAGGTTTACCGTGTCGCCGCTATTTATCTCGCGCCTAGCAATTGCGTATTCATATAGATTGATATTCAGGTTGTCGTCTGTATCAATCTCAAAATTCTTTGTTGTTGGGTCGTCGGGTGTAATTGTTTCACTGTAAAGAACTTCCTCAGCCAACACGGAATGGCCAGTGTCTGTAGTCTTCACTTGAACCACCTGAACAGGTCTTTTTTCAGTACTACCGTCAAAGGTTTGTACACCCCTATTTTCTATCTGATAGCCACCTCCAAGGCTTGGACGTATTAATAAATCAGACCTTTGCAGCCCCCATGAAAACAGTCTAGGCGGTGTCGAGTATCGACTTAGTATTAAATCATTCAAGCGCGCAGCTGCATCTTTGTCGTTGCTTGCTATCCATCGGCTAAATATTCGCTTTATTGAAGGTGAACCGTAATCCTGTTCTGATTGCGGCGCGACAGTTCCTAGTGAGTTTGTGTAATTACTTGAATCATCTAATTTTTCTAGTGGGTTTAGCTGGCCGTAAAACGTCCAAACCCTTGATACTCGCTTATCAGGCTGATCTTTAACGCTAAAGCTTCCGGCCTTTATTAAGTCGTCATTGTACGTTGCAGCTGTACCAGCCACGTCCCGCAAAACCTTCAGCTTCAACAGCCTAGATGAATCATCCCACCACAAAGACGTTGCTGTTTGCTGCAAAAGCTCGTTAATTAGATCGGTAACGCTTGTCGGCTCCGCTATAACTGCGCTATACAGAATCTGGACATAAACCTCCCATTCATTAGTCCAATCTGCGAACGGGATATAGCTGCTAGGCACGTTTGCATAATTCTCTAGCAAGTCTTGAATGATATTAACGCTACGCTCACCAGAATAGACTAAGCATAACTGGAATCGTTCATCTTGCTTATGCTCAACTGCTTCTGTGTTGTTTTGGGCGCGCGTAATTGTGAACGTATCGCCTGAGCGGGTGAACGTCACTACTTCTTTTCCGCCGATTTGAGCCGTGCCGCTTGATGGGTACTCATCGCCTACGCCACTAGGGGATAGTGTGACGCTTGTTGTGCCTGCTGTTATGTCTGCACTCAGGCTGCCGTTGCTTAATCGTGGCGCTTGGGCCTGCTTGCCGCTTGCTAGCTGTAGAGCGTCTTTGCACTTAATGGTGAATGTGCCGCCGCTGTCTGGACCAGACCTTGTGTCGACAATAAAGTGTCGCACTTCCATCTGTTCTAGTGTTTGGTCTGTGGTTCCTTGTAATATGCGAATGTCAGAACCCTTTAGGAAAGGATAGCGAGCGCGGTGCTTACCCCAGTAGGTGCCTTGCTGGTATGGGTCATAGTCTCTGTCTGATAGGTAGTAATCACCATCCGGCCCAGTATCGGGGCTGCGGCTGTCACTAAACGTTAAATCAATACTCGCACGAATACCAATAGACTCGCCTAGCTCTAGCTTGGCAGGGCGCTGGTTCACCGATTTTAGGTTAGGTATAAGCTCAATCTCGGGCGGCATGTTTCTGCCAGTAGCAGTACTGTAACGAACGGTAACGGTTTCGCTATTATAATTAGGGCGGTCTTGGCATGACGCTAGGCAATTAAAACACTTCTGTTCGCCCGTTGCCGGAACGGATGCGGTGCAAGGTGCTACGCCGTAGGTATTTGAACATCGGTCTAGGTCAAGCTCGACAATCTGGATGCGCTCAGCCATTATGCAAGCCCCCGGAAGTTCCAGCTTGCTGACATCATGCCATTGGAGCGCTGGTTATCAATGCGCGGGTTTCCGTCAACCCACACATAGCCAATCTCTGCCTCGTACTTAGATGGTCGCCAAGCGAAAAAACATGGCGGTCTAGGGCTAAGTGCAAAGTATGGGTCTAGCTGGTTTCGATACCATTGCGGCGTAAGGTTTTGCAAGTTTACGCTGGTTTCGTTGATTTCGCGCACTACGATTTCGCCCAAATATTGGCCGTTCTCAGATACGCCGTTGATTGCCGTTCGGTTTCGCCCGTAATTAATTGGAGTATGGCCAACGTATAAGTTGCGCTCTAATCTAACACCTTTGCCCAAATACAATACCGCTATACGAGGCGGCGTAGTTGCCCCTTTAATGATTATCTGTATGTTATCTGGCGATGCTAGGTTATTTAGAAATAATAAAGCTTGCTGCGCTGATACTGATTGCTCAGGAACCACTGTAACGCCGTTGTATTTAATCTTAATAGTAAGGCCAACTTGATTTAGGTTGTGCTTGGCGATGCCGATATAGTCAACTTCTTGACCTTGGGTGTTTACGTTTATTTTTACGCCGCTTTCGTTGATTGTTGCGGGCCAATCGTCGGCCTTGCCGAAATAGGCGGCTTGAACGTATAACTGCTGACCGATAGGTGGCGTTGTAGATCCGTCAGATCCACGCAAGTAAAACCTAAAATTTATATCGTCAGCGACTTCTTGATCCATGCTAACTTGGATCAAATAGTACCCGTCACCTAGCGAATCGTATTTAAGATTCATTCCGGCGGCAATTGCCCCGTCTATAACTTCGCCAGTTGATACTCTTATTACTGCCGACCTATCAGAAGCGGTCAGCCTGTTAAAGAAAAACTGAACAGACGAATCCCCAGTGGTATTTTTGCATAAAATAGAAGCGTGAGCAGTATCATTAATCGCGAACGACTGAGCAGGTGAATCGGAAAGCTGAAATACACCAGTCCCTGTCTGCTCAGCAAGACCTACAACACTGGAGCCGCTAGGGTTAGGTAGCGCTACATTTGTAATTGTCCCATCTGTGTCTATAGTTTCGCCATACCACCCTTCTGGATCAAACGGACTAGGCATGTAATTTGTGCCTTCATATTCTATAGAGCCAGGTTCATCAGAAACCTTAGACACCCACCCCCAAGCTGTAGCTGGGTTTGCCACGTTGGTTATAGGGTTGGCTACGGTTTCGCTTGACGCGGTGACGGTGTTAGGCGTAACAAGGTTACGATAGCCAATAAACGGGCGGTTATCGTCTTGCTGCTCGTTTGTTACATAAAAATTAGAACTTATTACTAATGCCATTTATACCACCAACCTGAATCCATCGTCTTGGTATTCTACCAGTTTTTCAGCTAGTGAGTTTAATTGATCACCTGAGAATAGTTGGTTACTGTCAAAGCCCTCAATTCTTACTGTACGGTCTTGCGCTGGTTGCCCACCGCCTTGGCCGCCCACTTGTTCATTAGCTGGAACATTAGGGTTAGACGTTGCCGCCATTGCAGGAGTGCCGCCGCCACTACCATAAGAGGCGCTGGCGATCTTAGAAATCTGGACCGCTGTAGCAATACCCGCTGTTGCTGCGAATGCCGCACCCACTACAGGGCCGCCAATCTTAGTACCTTCACGATATGAGCTTAAAACAGAACTGTATCCGTCTAGCGTGGCTTGAGCCAATGCCGCCGCCTTGCCGATTCGGAAAAGCTTTTTATTCTCAGTGTCCATTAAGCTTGATAGATTACCAAACATGCTTGAGGCTAAACCTAAGCGCTCACTAGCCAATCGACTGCTAATTGCCGCCATTGCATCGGCATAATCTTGTTCGTTTTGAATGTCCTCTGCGCGCCACTCTTTAGATTTGTTGTTTTTTGCTGCCAAGTATTCTTCTAGCACGCCTTGCTCATTGGCAAACTTCTCGCGTAGTAGCTCTAAATCAATCTCGTTGTTTTCCGCGTCAACTTCACGCTGTTTTTCTTTTGACTCTGCTAGTGTTTGTGCTGCGCGCTCGGATGCGGTGACGCTGGCCTGAACCCATTTTTCAAAGCCTTCACTAGGTAGCGGCTCCATAAGTCGGTCATGGATAGAATCAATTGACTGATTCATTACGCTTTTATGGGTATCGGCAAAAGCACGAACGCTTGCCGCTTGGGATGAAAAGTCTATACCAGGTACTTTTGTGGCAATCTCTAGCATGCTGGCAACGTTATCAGCGGCACCAGCAAGGAAACCAGCTATTGCTACGTTAATTCCCTCGGCAACCACTTGGAATGTGGTTTGAATGCCATGAACAGCGTCAGCAACAAAGCCAGCGCCTTTTATAAAACCGTTGAATACTTGTTCTGATACGTTGCCAAAGCCGCCAAGTTCCTCAACCATATCAAGTATTTTTTCTGTGCCTGCTTCCAGTACCGGGGCAAATTCAGCCGCCAATTGCTTGGTTAGGCCATCAGTTGCCATTCCGATCTGACTCATTGAGTCATTAGCCGCTTCTACTTTAGCTGCATCAATTTCGCTTAGTGCTGAGTTAAAGCGCTCTACCTGATTTGCTGCCGTTTGGATTGTATCGCCATCAACTTTACTAATGGCCAAGCCAGCTTCTTCACCGTATATTTGAGCCGCAAGCGCTGCGCGTTGGTTTGCATCTGCATTGGTGTTTAGGGAGTTGTTGATTGCCTCGATACGCTCGGACAAAGGCAAGCTACTAAGTTTCTCAGCGCTCAGTCCTAATTCATCAAAGGCCGTTGCCGCTGCGCCCGTACCTGTAACCGCTTGAGATAGTCGGTTGGTAAGTGCGCGCGTGCCGCTGGTTAGCTTTTCTTGAGATACGCCAGCCATGTCAAAAGCGCGAGACGTTGTGGCTAGGTCTTTGCTGGTGGTGTTTAGCTGGGCGGCTAGTTTTGCCTGTGCATCAGCGTTCTGCAACCCAGAACGAAGTAATGCGGATCCACCTGCTGCGGCTGCTGCGGTAGCTGCTGCACCCCACTTAGCTATTTTTGTCGCTGAATCGCGTAGCTTGTTCTGTAAGTCTGAATCGTCACCGAGTATTCTAACCGTTACGCTCATTTTCTTTTAACTCCTGCAACCATTCGTATAACTCGGCATTATCATCTTGTTTAGCGCGCTCGTCGCGTGTCTTAGCGCTGATTATTGCGTAAATCTCGCCTAGCGTCATTTTCCGTACTTCGCTAGGCGGTAAACCTAAATCACTAACCGCTATTCCATATATTGACGACCAGTCAACTTCCTCTACTTCTTCTTGGCCGTCTTTTTTGCGGCTGTCTTTTTTTTTGCAGTGGGTTTGTTTGCTGGCTCAGGCATACACCCTGTTAAGATGGTGTAAGCAAGACTAATAGCATCCTGATTCAATCCTGCCGTAGCTCGCATTACGTCCATAGCATCGACTTTACCGCCCGCCCAGTTAATAGTATCAGCGATAAGCTCACACGCTTGGCCACTTGGTAAGTCTTGATTACTTAGGCGAACGAGCATACGTGACAGGCTGCGACCATCGCGCTTTTCTAGGAAGTTGATAAACTCCATGGTGGGAGTGACGACATAAGTCTCATCATCCCACGTGATTTCAATATCATTCCAGATACTAGCCATTATGGAGCCACCGCTTTAGCCACCGCACCTGAGCTGTTAAACGAAGCAGAGAACGTGGTCGCTTCATTGTATGGCGCACCAAGTGAGAATGAAGAAATCAGGAACGTACCCGTAAGCGTAAATGAGCCTGCTGTTGTAGGGAAGGTTACAACCACCTCAGCGCTAACATCAGAGCCATCGAGCGCTTGATCTAGCAAGGTAGTGTCCTCAGTATCAAACAATCCATCATAAGTGAACTCAACCGCTTTTTGACCAGGTTCGTTTAGCATGCGCTGGATGCCTGCGTCATCGTCACCCGTAACGTCAATTAGTTCGTTATTGATTGTTAGGTTTTTGGTTCGACCAGTGGCAACCGTATTGCCGCCAATCGTTACGCTTGCCTTGCGGCCTAATATTTCTGCCATGTCATCACCTTACTGTTTTATCAGTCTGATTCTAAATCGTTGAACACCGTGGCGGGTTACGCCGTTGGGGTCGTTTAATACATTACTAAACTCAATGTCTGGGCCTAGCACTGTGTATCCTGTTACTGCTAATTCTACACGATTCAAAGCGTCGTATATAGCGCCTTGAATAATCTTGGCTTCTTTGGTGCCTTTATAGTCACTCCTAACATGGATTGTCTGTGTGCAATCAAAGCCTGTTTTATTGTCTGCGCTAAAATCCGCAAAGGTTGCATCACCAATAGTAACGTAAGGCGCGCTAGCATCTTGGGGCACGTCATCATAAATAGGCTCGCTTAATGCGTTTTCTAATACGCTATAAATAGCCTTTTGCAATTCCCATTGAGCGCTCATAAGTTTTGTCCGTATGTTCTCGTGATTTTATCAATGTCTTTGCGCATTAGCCGCTCAATCGCTGCCTTGTTTTTTTCTACCGCTGGTATTAGCCAAGGGCGTGCACCCATTGTCTTTGTTCCGTATTCTAGGTGTCCAGCATACTCTAGGGTACTGCCTACAAATATACCTAGCGGCGTTACTTCTACCTGAACACTGCTAACTAGTCGACCCGTGTCTGTATTTGGCGCGCTACCCTCTTCTGATGCTGTGTGCTCGTATGCGTTACCGTTTGCCGTGTATCTCGTTACCGTCTCGCCTGCGCTGCCATCCTGAATGCTCTTAATAGCCTCATTACGGATTAGGTTTGCGCTTTCCATTGCGGCTTTGACTATCTCGTCGTTGTATTTGTCAGCAAGCCTAGCAAGGTTTTTTTGTGTTTCTTTGATGCCGTCGGTTTTCACGCCTGCCATTACGTGGCCTCACCTTCAATGGCTTCTATCTCATACCAGCGATTGCGTTCTTCAATGTTTAAAACTGCTTTAACTTGAAAAGCGCGGCCCTTGAATACAATTCGCATACTAGGTAATCGGTTTTGCTTATACCGCATGTAAATTCTATGCGTGATATTCGACTCAATGCGCTGTGACTGCCAACGTTCATTACCGCGCAAAGGTTTAATCATGGCTTTATCGGTTGCCACGTCCTGCCATGTGCGAGAATAGCCGCCGCCACCATCTGACACTTCAACTTCTTCTTGCCATGTAATTGAATGGCGAAGCATGCCGGGCGTTAGCTCGCAACATTTCATATATTCACCGCATTCATTTTAAATGGCGTTAATGCCAAAGCCGCGCCGCTATCGTTTAAAGCCTTTCCAGCGTCACACGCACCTCGGTGCTCGTATAAGTAAGCAGCCAAAGCAAGTACCGCGCCTTTGATTTGCTTAGGAACATCACCAGATAGGGGTCCATAGCCAGCGGTGTATTCAATTTTTATTGCTGGATTATCGTCATTGCCAATCGTCGGCAATTGATCAACGTAAATTCTAACAGGCGAACTCTGCACTACTCGATAATCTGTGTAAGTGTCGCCGTAAACCTCAACGCTATTTACAGTCGCAAAGGTCGCATAGGGTAGCGGTATATAAACATCAAACCGCGCATTATTACGGCTCAGGCTAGGTGTTGTATCCGTGCCAGTAATAGGCCAATGCTCATAAATTAAAACGCGATCACGGTCTATTAGTTCGCGCTCTAAATACTCAATAGCCATGCTGGTTGCCATTTGCACTATAGATGGCAGAACCGGGTCTGTCTGGTCAACGTCAAGAATAACGGCCAACTCAGTGACTGTTATTACGTCTTGTGCATCACCCACCGCATAGCTATTAAACATTATTTAGTCTCTACGTCTTTGTTTGCAGATTTCGCCTTTTTACCGCCTTTTGTTTCTCGGTCTTTTGGCTTTTCTACTTTCTCTGTGACTTCTTCAGCAACTCGCTTAGTAATTAATTGGCGCGCTCGCTCTTTGTCGTCCATTTCGATAACGGAACCGTATTGGCCAAGCTTACACGTTGCTAATAGTCTCAATTTCATAAGCCACCCAAAAAAAGGGGCCGAAGCCCCTTGTGGTTATGCCGCTACAGTGAACAAACCTTTGCAGAACGCTTTAGGACGCTGGATACCCAGTGTATAACGCTCTTCTGCCAAGATTGCCACGCCGTTCTTAACGAAGTAGTCAGCGTGTGACTCAGATACTCGAACCTCAACCGATTCACGGTCATAGATTTTCGCACCCATAGTCCAATCGCCAAGCAAGAAGTTATTGACAGGCATTGCATTGGTTACGATCACAGGAACGCGCCAGATTTGCTCGTCGGCACCGTTAGCAGGGAATTGAATCATTAAGTAATGACCATCCGAAGCTTTTGCGGTTTCGATTTTAGCCCAGTCCTCTGGGTTGAATACCACGCCATTAATATTGTAGTACTCAGACTTCTGGCATTCTGTGATTGCTGCGCGTACATGCTCAATCATAGCCGCTGGAACATCACCCGTCGCCGTACCGCTGGCAATCTCACCAACTGTAGGCACATCAGCGTCTACTAGTAGACCTGTCATGTCACCGTTAGAGCCAGTGCCTAGCAATAGCTGAGTGTCAGACTCAAGCTGCAAACCATAGTTTAGGTCTACATCAATCAAAGTACGAAGCTGAGGCGCATCAGATAGCGCTTGACGCGAAGCGGCTACCCAGTGAGCAACAGTAGTGCCTGGCAACTGAACAAGCTCCCAAGTGATTTCAGATTTACCTTTGGCGGTAAACTCACCATCTTGTGGGCCTGCGTTGTTGGTAAATACGTTTTGACGCATGAACTCCGCTGCACCAGTGCTCGATGGAATCGTGGGGATTAGGTCACGAATACGCATCGGGCGGTTAGGGTCGCGGTAAACCGTAGGGTCACGGAAGGAATCAACCAAGGCACCCGCTGAAGCTGCACCAGTGGTGATGTCTTTCTTCTCGATAGCTACAGGAGAGCCATTGCCGCGCATGGTACTTTTGACTTCACCGAATACATCAGACTCTACAAAAGCCTGACCCAAGCTCTTAGACTCACGGGCACCGCCGGAATCACGAAAGCGTTTTTGCTCGGTTTCAATTTCGATAAGCTTCTTATCCATTTGCTCGAAAGCCTCGGATAGTTCCGCGTTTTTCTTTTCAGCCGCTTCAAGTGCGCTTTTAGTCTCTGCTGAAACTTCGCCCGCTTGCTTGGCTTCGTTTTGGGTTTGTTCAATTAAGCTTTTAAGCTCTTTGCCTGACTCATCTAGAGCCGCTTGGATGTCTTTGATATCCATAATTTTTTCCTCTTGGTTTAAAGTGGGCTATCTGCCCCAGTTTTTAATATCGTCTAATAACGATTTAAAGTCATGCGGCTGCCCACCTTCAGGAGTGTCATCAGACGGCTCTTGATCGGTTAACAGTGCGTTTAAATCAGCGACCATAGCGGCCAACTGTTTTAATTCGGTTTGATCTAGCGTTCCGCTTTTTATCTTTTCGTGCAAGCTCTTAACATCAGTGATACGCGCGGCTTCATTCATCGGGAAATCAACCATTGACCACTCGTAAAGCTTAACCTCTGAAATGCTGCGCACATCGCCATCATAATTAGACTTGCCGTTGGGTACCATGTAACCAATACTCATTGAATCAAGGATGCCTTCCTTGGCTAGTGCTAGGGTTTCATCGCCTAATTCGGTTTTAGCAATGTAGGAAGCGGTTACCAAGCCTTTGCCATCTTCATAGGCTTCCATTGGCTTGCCAATCAAGTCTTTATGATTGCGCAATACTTTGATTCTATCCATGCGCTCGGATAACGTCTTCTTAAACGCGCCTGGCTGGATAATGTCATTGCCTTGGTCAATATCGTAGGTGCTGGCATAACCGCGGATAATACGCTTTTCCGTATCTACGTCAGCATCTTTAAACTGAATTGCTTTATATTCCATGATTACACCATTAGAAGTTTTTAGCATTGTAACACAATATAAGTATCACTTGACAACATACGCTACGGCGCACCTGCAATTAATCGTTAGTCTTGCTGGACCTTCAGGGTCACCGGGATACATTAGCGGCACACCATCGACAATAAACGGCTCTTTCATGCCGACTTTCTGCCCGTCTGCCTCTCTATGGCTAACCCGCGTGCGCTCTGAACCCATATTAGCTACCCATTCACGTTGAAGCTGTACGCCGCTTGCCTCTGCTGTTGCTTGGGCCGCTACATTGGCCGCTGTGTGTGTTTCGGTTCTCGCTATTAGCTGGGCGCGGTTGTTAGCCAGTGACGGGGATGATTCCCGTATTAGTTTAGCGATTTCCTTTTCACTCAAGCCCTCTCGAATACCCTTGTTGATTATGCGCTTAACGTCACGCTTGGTTGTCTCTGATATGCGCACGATCTTTGCGGCACCAACTGAGAGTATCCAGTCTTGCATAACCCTATCGGCTTGCTCTGTGGGTTGTACGGCATCGAATGTGCGTTTAGTCTCGAATGATGCCATGGCCTTTTTTGTTCCGGCTATGTGCTCGCTCATGTCCATGCCTGAATCCATCCATAGCTGATCAAGTAGGCGGCTCATGCGCTTTCTGTGTTCGGGTAATATCTGGTCAGTCGGCACGGGTTCGCCAGCATCTACCAGCTTGGCAGCTTCACGCATAGCCCGATTAACTTCCCACGCTACACGCCTAACGTATTTCTGCTCAATGCGATCAAGCATAAGCTGCTGTAGCCTTTGCTCCCTTCTAGGGTTATTCCCCGTCAGCGTTTTCGGCATCCGCTTGCGCCTCTGCTGATTCGTCTGTTACCGGGTCATCATTAGGCATATCAAAACTGGTTGGAATCATGCCACTCGGAATGTAACCAGTATTACCACCTTCAATATCATCAAAGCCAAGATCTAGGCGCTGATTAATCTCATTGAACGGAACACCCATGCGGTATAAACGCTCTGCTGCTTCTAGCTTTTCCTTGCGGTCTTCTTGTAATGCTTCGACGTTCGATAGGTCGTAATCGAGGCGGTACTCATCGCCAAACTCGCTAACAAGCTGGTGATTTAATTGGCGACTGATTAACTCTAGCTGTGGGATAACCGTATTTTTCCAAAGCGCTTTGTCCATAGCCTCGGCATTAGCAAGGTTTACGTCCTCAGTCATGCCAAGGTTCGACAATGACAAACCAAACACCGCGCAGATTTCCGTCCATACGGATTTACGGCTATTAACAAAGTCTAGCTCAACCGCTGTTTGTCCTAGCATCTGTATTTCGGCATTGGTTACCATTGCCTTGCGGGCGTTTTTAGCGCCTGCCTGTTGGTCTTTGTACTGTTTCTTAACTGAGTCTACCTGCTGCTGTGTAGCGCCTTCAGGTAGTTTAATATTAATATCCGATGCACCGCGATTCTCTAGGCTCACTTTCTGCCAGATACCAGATTCACGATCTATGTCCGTAGCCCGGCCTGCTGCCATCAATACAGGCTGGCCAAAGATAGGGCTATTAGGGTTTGGCATTTTAAGCATGATCATGTCATCGGCTTGAATTGTGTGCTTTGTGCCGTTGTTGTACTCGTATGAATCTATTAGGCGTTCACGGCCTTGCTTGATTTTCATTTTATGCGGGTTTAGGTACCAAAGCTCTTGCGGCTGATTGCGTCGACCTGCTTTGATCTCACTAATAAACGCATGGCCCGCAAGGTCAAGGCTTTGGCTGGCGTTATACATTAGCTCGTAAAATGATTGGTCTGGATTAGGACGGTCAATGATTCGCTGTAGTTCGCTGTCTGGCGCTGGCTCGTAATCGCCATTACGGTTACGGCGCTTGGCTACCCATGGTACAGAGGCTAGCAACTTAGCCCGCTTCTCTACGCACGCATAAACGACCGCTGAGACGTTGTAGCCCTCAACTACCGCCGTTAAAAAATCCCAATCGGTTCGCACTTGCGGTGAATTAATCTTCCATGATGGCGTTGCCGCTGGCCCTGATAGGCTTTTGATAGCCTGCGCCAAAGTGTTAACGGCTTGCTGCTCTACCGCCACACTGGGCGCTTGTATCTTTTTATCAAATGGCCACATTATAACGCCTCGAATATAAATTCATTGCCTAGTGCTAATTTATTAAACGCCCCGCTTGAGCCGTCTATTTGGTCTTTGTATTTACCGACGGGGAAAGTCTTGTGCTCGTCGATAAAGTCTTTATTCCAGTCTGCTCTAAGGATTTTAACATTGCCCGCTTCAACTTGCACACTATACGGCTCCGCCCTTACCGCCTTGTCACCAGTGGCGCGTTCTGCCCGTATATTAAACCCTGATAAGTTCTTGATTGTGTTTTGCGCTGATTCTTTACCACCCGAACCCGGCTCTTGCTCTATCCACACTTCAACTTCAGGGCCATCTAGCTCAGCGGTCTGTCTGATCGTCTTCTCTCGCTGTGGCGCCCCCCATTGGCCGCGAACAACGTCCAATACAATATACTCATTCTCATCAGATACACCCATTAGAACGCCAGCGGTATAGGCTCCACCGCCATCAGTGCCCGCCTTATCCCAATAGCGCACCTTTCTAATGATCTTTGGTGCCCGTTGAATGACGCTAATAGACTGCCAGGCAAAAAAACCGCCGCCCCGTGGTGCTGGTCGCTGTTGCAATTGCCCAGCAACGGCAAAAGAACCCATTACTTTTTTATCTCTATCGACTGTTTCGCGGCTAAAGCGTTCAGGAAACAATAGCTCGCCTTCTTTGGTGCGCGGGTCGCTAAACCCTATACTGGTTTTACAGTGTCGCTCCGGCTCGTACTCCATAGGCAAGCAAAGATGCTCATATCCATAATCATTTTCTAATATCAGCCCTGATACGTCCATCTCATGCAATCGTTGCATAACAATTACGATTGCGGATGTATCAGGATTGTTTAATCGTGTTGGTAGCGTCTCTTGGAATACCCTAAGCGCGGTTTCCCTGTGTGCGTCAGACAATGCCGCCTCGACGCTGTGAGGGTCATCCCATATAACCCTATCACCTCGCCGACCTGTCATCCCAGCAACGGCGCAAGCCTGCCTAAAGCCTGTTTGATCGTTTTCATAGAAGGTTTTTTGATTCTGGTCGCTAGTTAATGCGGTAGGCCATCGACTTTGATACCAGTCAGAGATAATAAGGTTTCGCATTTTACGGGTATCACGAACGGCTAAGCCCTGCTCATGAGATGCGCCTATAACCCTAGTAGACGGTTTATTACATGGCCCCCATTCCCAAGCAGGCCAGAATACGGAAACCAGTGTTGATTTCATTGTACCCGGTGGGATGTTTACAAGTAATCGGGATATATCGCCATGGGTTATGGCTTCTAGGTGTTCGCATACGGCATCAACGTGCCATCCATGAATGTAAGGCTGGCCGGGTTCTAATACATGCCACGCTCTACGCACAAAAGCCGCTAAAGAGCGGCTACAGAGTTCTTTTTCTATCTCAACTAAATCAGCTTGGGTTATCGTCGGTATTGCTGACATTTAAAAGCTCTTCTAGTGCGCCAGTGGATAGCTTGCTTACATCGATAGCGGGTTTTGGGGACATGCTGCCATCAGGCGAACGATGATCGATCTCTTGCCTAGGGCTGTGCTTCTTAGGCGCCATTCTTTCAGCCGCCCATTTTAGCCCGTCTAGCATGGCTTTAGCTTGGTTTGGCTCAAACTCACCAGAGGCCACTTTGTCCACTGTATCAATGATTCTATCAGCATGAGAAAAGCCTCCTGCCTCTCTAGCGCGCATGTAATGGTCAGAAAAGAGTTCTTCTGTACCTTCTACATATCGCCCTTCAACCACCCAATATAAAACACTGGCCTTTTCCGGTAGACCTTCATCAGAGCATATAGAGCGCAATGACTCGCCATCAGCTATACGCTTACATATAGTGTTTGTTATTTCTACTGTGCACATTGTTGGGCGGCCTGAAGCCATAATAAATACTCTATCTAGTGTTTATTTGATTATATCACGGTTTTCGGCCTGTTTCGCCATCTCTACTTGCCATCCGTGTACACACTGCCATTCGTTTGGTTTATTGAACTGTGGAACCTCTACGCATACCGTATCGCCAGTGTGCGCTTGTATGGCTCCATCTATCTCGCCAGATTCATGACCTATCTGGTAACCAGCTTTAAAGCCGATTAGTATAATGAATATTGCTTCAAACATATAAAACCCTCAAAAAGATCGGCCCATATTTCAGGGCCAAGGTGGAGGTCTATCGGTTATTCTACCCTATTAAGTGAAATATAGCCCAGCCAACCAATAGAAACGGGCTAAATATCAAAACTGTGAAAGCAAACCCAAAAGGAATTGCGATAATAAACATAAGACCAGTAAAGACGTTTTCACCAAACGAGCCATCCCATTCATTTAGCTTAAAGCCAATAAAATACGGAAGCCACAAAAAAATAAATACAAAAACAACTGCGTATGCCAAATAATCCATATCACCACCTATTGCATAATCAAGTAAAGAGCGGCCAAGGGTAGCGCCTTGGCACAGTGGTCTTTCCCACTGTCAATCAAGAACAAAAGCGCTTTTAATTCGCTCTTGTAGTGCTAATGCACTGACATAGACACTCATAGAATGCCTATAGCGGTGGATTAACATTAAATTCACCCATGCGCTTCACATCATTATGATGATGCAATCGCATTTTTTACAGCTATTTCCTGATGATCGCCTTCAGTTAGCGGACAGCCATCACAATCTAAAATCCTATTATCGCCTGTAATCCCAAAAATCTCTGCGCCTTCAAATTCCCAGCCTGTACCGTAGTCAGTACCAGAAACTTCAATCCACTTTACATTATTTTCATTTGTTTCGATTTCGTTTAGTTGAGTAGCCATCGTCTTAACCAGTTCGTTTCGTTAGTTGGTATATATAAGGTCTTTTAGGTCGCGCTTTATTTGAACCCATTTATGAACAATCATCATGCACGTTAGCACTATCCCGAGTGAGCCGCCGACTATCGTAATGTAATCTGGCAGCATCTTTAATAGCTGATGGTCAACGCCTATCGCGGCAGTAGCGCTTAGCACCCCAGCCTGGCTTTTTGGATTCTGTACTATTTGTTCGACTATTTCGTGTTTCCCTGTCATCGCTATACAGCACCCATATGCCTGTTATTATCATTATTACGAATAGAGCAAGGATTCCGGCAAATTCCATGTTTTGCATCCAGCTTGGTTACTGTTAGCAGTCTGACAAATTCAACAATGAACATCAGGTAGCATACATAGTTGTAAATTGTCGGCTCCATGTAACTGTACCACATTACATACCCCGCGGCATGAATGAAGATATAAGCAATATTGATTTTCATGAAATCAAGAGCTAGGGGGGAGCGCGGTAGAAGCTCCAGGATAACTATTACAATAAAGCTAGCAACCGCCGCTGATAGGTAGTAAGCATGGGCATTTACATCATTTAAAAACGAGTAATGGGCTATTGCTGGCACTAATGCGATAATGCCAACTTTAGCCCTGCTCCATAAGCCCCTAAATACAGCAACTATGGTTGCAAATGATAAAAGAATTACACTAAGCATAGTTCTTGCGTGTTTTGCCGTTACCGCCTGCGCCTGCTATTTGCGGGCCTTTCTTCTTTTTGTCTTTCTTGGTTTTCTGGTCTTTTGCTTTGCCTTTCATAGCTCTATCCTTTGGTGCGTTTCGAGTATTTTAGCATCATTTAACTAGCGTTTGAACTATAGCGCATTATGCCTTATTTATTCTTCCGATATAGCCAATAATTAAGTGCTTGGCTTCTTCATCCCTGCCTTGCTGATAAAACCGCCTAGCCCGCTTTAGTACGGCCTCGCGATCTCTCAGCATCTTAGCCTGCTTATCGACTAGCTT